TGGTGCTTGGTGGTATTGCTCAATCTCTGTCGCCCGCCCCAGTTCAGTCCACAACGACGACAGAACGCGGACGCGACGCTGCAAAGTTCGAGTCCTTTACGTTCTCCGGCATCGTCAACACCGCAAAGCAAGGTTTGCCGGTGCCTATTGCATACGGGCGCGTATTTGTTGGCTCCGCTGTTCTCTCCAGCGGCCTTGACGTTGACCAACTGATATGACACGAATTGTCGGCTCTGGCGGCGGTGGCGGTGGCGGTTGCTTCCTAGGGCACACCCTTGTCGCGGTTCCAAGTGGTACGCGCCGCATTGACGAACTGCAGACCGGTGATCTTGTCCTGAGTTTTGACGACGAAGGCGGACTGCACGAAGCCAAAATCCTCAAAGTTCACGAGCACGAAGGCGAGCGCGTTATCCGTTACACGCTCTGGGGCGGCCAGCATCTTGATGCCACCCCCAACCACTGGGTTCTAAACCAGTTCAACGCCTTCGTCGAGATCGACACACTTGGCTCTGACGACTGCCTCGTTGACGCCAACAACCACCTGCGCCCCATCGTCGGCAAGACCGAATTTTGCACTGGCACGGTCTACAACCTCACGGTTGAAGGGCACCACACCTTCATCGCCAACAACATCCGCGTCCACAACGCAGGCTTGGGTCTCGGCATCGCTGGTGCTGGCGGCGGAGGCGGTGGTGGCGGCAAAGGTGGCGGTGGTGGCGGTGGCTCCAGTCGCACGCCAACAGAAGCCGACGATTCGCTGCAATCAGTTCAATACGCCAGCGTGCTGGATCTGCTGTGCGAAGGTGAAATTGACGGCATTGAAAACGGCGAAAAAGGCATCTACCTCGAAGGCACACCAGTCAAGGATGCTGCCGGCAATGCCAACTTTGAGGGCTACACAGTTGTTACCCGCACTGGCACGCAAGCCCAGAGCTACATCAGCAACGCGATTGGCACCGAAAGCGAGGAAGGCGTCAACGTTGAAGTTGTTAATGCCACGCCTGTTGTCCGCACCATCATCGATTCCGATGTGGATCGTGTGCGCGTCACACTGCAAGTGCCATCGCTGCAAATTATTGAAGATGACGGCGACATTGTTGGCCACAGCGTCCAAGTTCGCATCCAAGTCCAGTACAACGCCGGCGGCTACACAACCGTCGTAGACGACACGATCAGCGGCAAAACCAGCAACCGCTACCAACGCGATTACATGATCCTGCTATCTGGCGCGTTCCCCGTCGACATCAAAGTCATCCGCGTCAGCGCCGACGAATCCAGCACCAAACGCCAAAACCAGACCTACTGGTTCAGCTACACCGAGATCATCGACGAAAAGCTGCGTTACCCCAACAGCGCACTGGCATTTTTGCGGTTTGATTCCCGCCAGTTCGACTCAATCCCAACCCGCAAATATCTGATTCGCGGGCAAAAAATCCAACTGCCCAGCAATGCCACCGTCGACACCACCACGTATCTGGGTCGCGTCACCTATTCCGGCGTCTGGGACGGCACCTTCGGCGCTGCAACTTGGTGTAACGATCCCGCTTGGTGCTTGTGGGATCTTCTGACCAATACCCGCTACGGCGCCAGCATCCCCACCAGCAGCTTGGATCGCTACGACTTCTACGCCATCAGCCAATACTGCAACGCCCTTGTTGACGACGGCAAAGGCGGATTGGAACCACGCTTCTCCTGCAACCTGCTGATTAACAGCCGCGACGAGGTTTACAACGTCATCCAAGAGATGACCAGCCTGTTCCGTGGCATCGCGTATTACGGCGCCGGCTCGCTGGTGCTCCAGCAGGACAAACCGACCGACTCGCAATATCTGCTGGGACAAAGCAATGTCGTTGATGGCATTTTTGTTTACAGCGGCACATCACAAAAAGCTCGCCACAGCGTCGCAACTGTTGCCTGGCAGTCCTACGACACCCTCGGCGAAGTTGAGTACGAGTACGTCGAAGACGCCGACGCCGTAGCCAAATACGGCATCATCAACAAAGACATCAAAGCCCTCGGTTGTTACAGCCAAGGTCAAGCGCATCGCGCCGGTAAGTGGGCGCTACTTAGCGAACAAAACCTGACTGAAACCGTCACGTTCTCGGTGGCTATCGACAGCGGCATCATCCTGCGCCCTGGGATGGTGATTGACGTTGCCGACCCGATGAAGGCTGGCACACGCCGCAGCGGTCGCGTCAGTTCTGCAACCACAACAGCAATAACCATCGACAACAACAGTCTGACCGTCAACGTATCTAGTAGCCCAACTATTTCGGTCTTGATGCCAACCGGCTTGGTTGAAACACGCACCATTGTCAACATTTCAGGCCGCATTATCACAGTCAACAGCGCCTTCAGCGAAGCCCCCAACGCCAACGCAATCTGGCTGATCCAAACCAGCGACATCGAAGCCCAGCAATATCGCGTTCTGAATGTTGCTGAATCAGAAGACGGCATCTACGGCGTCACCGCCCTCCAATACAACAGCAGCATTTATGACGCGATTGAAAGCGACAATACGCTGACCACCCGAGACATCAGCAACCTCAGCGATCCACCCGATCCGGTCAGCAGCATCAGCGGTGCTGAATACCTTTACCAAGACGGCCAAGGCGTATTTTCAGGCTTTAGCCTTAGCTGGATCAGCCCCAAAGATCGCGTTTCCGAGTTCCGCATCAAATACCGCATTGACGACGACAACTGGCAGCAAATTAATACAACATCGCCATCCACCAAAATTTTAAGTACGCGCCCTGGAACGCTTTATATCCAAATTCAGGCATACAACTATGTGAACAAGGGCAGCGCTATCGCCGTCGCCCAGTTTGCCCTTGTCGGCAAAACCGCCGTCCCCGGAAATGTTCAAAACCTTAGCTTTGAAGCGATTAACGCCAACTCTGGCCGCCTGCGCTGGGACGAAACCGTAGACCTCGACGTGAAAGTTGGCGGCAAGATTCACATCCGCCATAGCAACCTGACGGACGGCTCGGCTAGCTGGAGCAACAGCGTTGATTTGATTCCCGCCAAATCTGGCAGCGCCACCGAGGCGATCATCCCGCTGGTGGAAGGCGAGGTGTTGGTCAAGTTTGAGGACGACGGTGGCCGCCAAAGCGCCAGCGAAACCAGCATCATCATTGACTTGCCCGACACGCTGGCACCCCTCACGCTGATCAACCGGCGCGAAGATCAAGACGCCCCACCATTCCAAGGCACACGCACCAACGTTTTCTACAGCGACGAGTTTGACGCCCTGACACTGGATGGCTCGGAACTATTTGACACTGTGCTTGACGTGGACGCCATGGTGACGTTCGACGTCATTGGTGACGTTCAAAGTTCCGGCACTTACAACTTCGCCAACACCGTTGATTTTGGCAACACGTTCTCCGTTGATTTCAGCCGTTATTTCGTCACCCGTGGTTATTTCCCCAGCGACCTAATCGACAGCCGCTTGGGCGAAGTAGACACCTGGAGCGACTGGGACGGCGGTGTGATCGACGCGGTGAACGCCACCCTTGAACTCCGCAGCACTACCGACAACCCCAGCAGCAGTCCGACTTGGAGCGCATGGCAGCCGTTCGTTAATGGCACCTTCCGAGGGCGCGGTTTCCAGTTCCGCACCACACTTACCAGCCACGACATTGCCGAAAACATCCTCGTAGATGAGCTGGGTTATCTGGCCAGCGTCCAACGCCGCACCGAGCAAAGCGTCGCCGCCATCTCCGGCACCACCAATACCGGCGTGACCTTCACCCACCCGTTCTTTACTGGGACGGCCAGCATCGGCGGCTTAAATGCCTATTTGCCTAGCGTCGGCATAACGGCGCAAAACCTGCAGGCTGGCGACTACTTCCAAATCAGCGCCGTCACCGGAACCGGCTTCACCATCAGCTTCTACGACTCCAGTAATAATCCCGTAACGCGCCAGTTCACCTGGAGTGCTAGCGGATACGGGCGAGCCGGTTAAACTTCTACAAGATGACTTGCGCCTGACGCTGTGGCACAGCACGATTATGTGATCAGTAATGGCACAGGTGCTGCTGTCCGTTCTGATCTGAATGGTGCGCTGGCCGCCATTGTTACAAACAACAGCGGCGCCACCGAACTGCTCTCGCAGCTCATCAAGCAGGGCACCGGGAAACACGCGCACGAGTACGCCGCCGAGCAGCT